TTAATCGCTTCTAAAGCATCATCATTCATTATATTCCATTGTACTTCTATTTAAACCAATTGCATCTGGAAAGCTTAATACATCTAGCTGTAAATCTGCTAATTCTTCATTTGATAAAATTATTCTATCTAAATTTTCTATTTTTCCTAATCTATTATTTCCAAATATATCGATTTCCCATAATCCATTTATTTCCTCTAATCCTATAATTTCATCAAGATTTTCATTATGATGTATTTCTAAAACTCTTAAATTTGATAGTCTAGAAACATCAATATATGAGATTTCAGCTTGATTCACTATTGACAATTCCTCTAAAGATGTACATTGTGCTATTTCCTTAATTTCGTCATCTGAAATTGAAGCAATCATTTTTTTCTGCTTATGTGCTGTTATTCCTTTACTTTCTAATTCCAATTTTTTTAAATTTGGTAATAAAGAAATACCTTCTATATTTCTACTAGTTGGATTTACTATTTTTAACTCTGTAATTAGCTCTAACTCTTCTTTTTTAAAGGAAAAATCTATAATTCCCAGTTTGTTTTTTCTTGGTTCTATCCCATGTTCTTTTAGTTGGTTCCATACTATAAGACCTAAAGACATAGGTAACTTTACTAATGGTTCCATTGTATTATCACATCTTTCGTAAAATATTCTATAATAATTTTATAATTTAGCTTTATAATTGTCAATTACTATTCTCTTCATAATTATGAACAAAAAAATAATAGTATCTACTTAGTTTAGATACTACTATTCGTGGTGCCTCGAACGGGAATCGAACCAGTGACACAGGGATTTTCAGTCATTTATGCATTTTCCTTATAAATAGCTATTTATTAACATTTATCAAAGTCTATATTTATTTTGACACACATTTTGACACACTTAAGTTCATTAAAATTTTTTTCTAAATTAATTAAAAATTTTCAAAAAAGTATTGACAATTTATACTATGCACAGTATAATATAACCATAGCAAGGAGGTGATAAATATGAAGAAATTAATAAAAAAAGCCCTTTCCAAAATAGCAGTTTGGAAAAGGCAAAAAGCTAGAAAAAAAGAAGTTAAAGCGATGTTCGATATGCTAAAAACTCTTTAATCTAGACAAGAGAGACGCAAGTCTCTCTTGCATATATAATTATATATTATTTAGTATCAAAAATCAAGGAGGAATTAATATGTCCAGAGATTATAAAAAAGAAAGAGAATGGCAATTACAAAAATATGATCAAATTAGAGCTAATATTGATAAAGAACTTGGAGCAGCTTTAAGAGAAAAATTAAAAAAAGAAGGAAAAACTATTGCTAGCTGGGTTACAGAAAATGCAAAAAAATATTTAGATAAATAAAAGAGGCAATAGAAATAATCTACTGCCTTTTGCTTATATGTTATTTGCAATTTTTTTAATTTTTCTAAAGCTTTTTGTTTGACTCATGTACTTTAGACTTTCAAAATTTAAAATTAAATAATTTCTTACTAATTTTCTATACTCTTTTTTGTTTTTTACATTTAATTCTTTTATCATTCGTAGAGATCTTTGATATGTACTTTTCATATTCATATTATACCATCTCCTTATGGATAGTATAACATTTTATGTTTACTTTGTATCGTGAAATTTGTCGAATGAATTAAAATTTTATTTTCTTCCAGATTTTTCTATTTGTTATTGCATTAATTGTATTTTTTTGTTATACTCACATAAAAAATACGAGGTATAAAATGGAATATTTAGATATAACAAAATTAAATAAAAATAAAAGTTGTAATATAAAAATTGGTGAATTATCTCCTAATATAATAAATTTATTAAATTTAGATTTAAATCCACAAAATATATATTTATGGGGTCCTAGAATTGAAGAACATTGTGAAAAACATAAATCCGAATATTCTTCTACATCTGCTTATAATGAAGCTATTTCAAATATTCCTTTAATTATTAAACAGCCTGATTTCGTGGGAGTGAATGAAAAAAATGGAAACATTCAATATATAAAAAAACTTACTGATGTTTCTTTAATAGGCGTAAAAATTACTAGTAATAATAATGGATTACTATTTAGGACAATATTTCCTATAACAGAAAGTAAATTAAGACATAATATAAAAACAGGAGTTTATAAAAAAATTAATTAATATATTTTAACGTAAAAGGAGACAGTTTGAACTGTCTCCTTCTTTCTGAATTATTTAGTGGGACGGCGTACCCCACATCTTTTTTAGACCATCTCTGGCTTGATAGCTGCCTTTCTATCCTTAAATAATTCTTATAATATTATATGTAGCTACATACATAAATATTACTATTGTGAAATTAATATACATCAAAGTGTAGAAAAAAGTCAACATTTTTTTGCATTTTTTTGCATTTTTTTGCATTTTTTTGCATTTTTTTTATTAATTTCTATATATATTTTAGCACTTTCTTTATATTTTGTAAACTTTTTTCATGTTTCCATATTTGACAAAATAACTTATATTTTAACAAAATAGATATAATATACTTAAATTATACCACACCTCTTCTACCTATTACTTATAAACATTATTTCTTACATAAGCATATCTACCAGTTTTAACTACATAAACATAGTCTACACTAGAAGATACATTTTTTATTATCTTTACTTGTGTTAGTGGTAAATATGTATATTTAGTACCTGTTAAATTACTCTTACTATATAAATAAGTTTTGTTCTTTAATCTTTTATATTGTCCAACTGTATTAGTTACAGTAGAAGATGAACTAGTATAATTCGATGTATTTATATATGCTACTCTTCCAGTGGCATTTACTCTAACTTTATCTACAGAACTAGATATATTATCTAATATAGTTACTGTTGTATTAGCTTTGTAAGTATATCTTGTTCCAGATAAATTAGAATTACTATATAAATAACAAGCTTTTGTTTTTCTTGTTTGTCCTATTGTATTATAAACATTTGAATTTGTATATGTAGATACTAAATAATCAGAAGATACCCATCTATTTGTACCTATTCTAGACCAATTTCCAGATGTTTCATACACTATAACACTTGTTCCATCTGCTAGTGCTACTACCTTACCATATCCTGTACCTGGACCACTTCTTACATTTACCCCTACACCTGTGCTTGTTTTTACGTATCTAGTATAAGTAGATGTTGTTACATTACCTGTATTTTCTTGTATATTTCCATCGTGCTTATATGCAAAAAATCTTGTATAGTTTGCGTATCTTCTAAAATTATCTACAGAACAATACACAGTATTTCCACTAACGGTTACCTTACCTCTTCTAGTAGAAGTTTCAAATTTTCCAGAATAAAGATATGGATCATAAATCTTTAATGTATCTCCTTCTATACCAGTAATAACCATAAGATGTCCACCTGTTGTAAATAGTCCGTTTCCTACAGATACTATTAAATAGTTATTATCTTTTAATAAATTTACAGCCATATCTAAGTTGTATGTTTCTTGATATCCAATATCAAAAACATCAGCTACCCAACGAAAAGCAGATAAATATGTACCATTTGATGCACTTCTATATCCATTATTTACGAATAAGTCAGCCATTTCAGGTGGAGTAATTGTTCCTTTTATAGCTGTTACCACCATAGCTGCAGAAGTTGGACCACAACCTGATGTTCCAATTGTTTGAGAACTATCTGAAACAGAACTATACATATGATTTTTCCATCTTGAATCTATCTGTGAATAATAAGTTAGACCAGAATAACTACCTAGACTTACTTGAGGGTATTGACTAGAACCTTCGTATGCAATCTGTCCTTGTAGTTCAAATTCTTCATTTTCTACTTCTTGTTCTTTTCCTATTTCTTCTTCTTCTGCTTCTGTTTGCTCTGTTATTTCTGTTGTACTTAATGCTTCTATATCCTCATTAGTCATCTCATATGTTTGTACATTATTTTCTGCTGTATTTCCTTGTGTTGTTTCTGTTATTTCTGTTCTTGTCGACAAACCAAAGTAAACACCTAAGCATAATATTATAACTATAACTATTACTACAAAAATCTTATACTTTTTATTTTTCATTTTCGACCTCCTATACTATAAATTTTTGTATAGCTTCTTTTACTTTATCGTAACCCAATTGACTTACTAAACTAGATGCTAAACCAATTAAAACAGCATAGATTACATTGTTAGTTGAAAAATCTATGCTTCCTAACTGATAATATAATAATGTTCCTACTAAACCTATTACTATTGCTACTACAAAAGCTGTTATATTTCCATCTGCACTAAATAACTTCTTTATTGCTTCTGTTACTAAACTTGCTAATATAGAAAAGCCAAGTAATAAAGCTAAAAACATCTCTACTGTCATCTCAATTCCTCCCTTCTATAATAATCCTAATTTTTTTACTTCTTCCCATTTATCATGCACATATGAATTTCCACCATTGTTAACATATCTTTCATATATTTCATAGGTTCTTTTTATTTGTACTTCTGTTTTTGGTACCCCATTTTCCAAGTCAGAAAGAAAGTTTATTAAATATGTTTTATCTGCATCTACTGTATGCTTTAACATATCTTCCTTACTTTCTTTTCGCATAAAATCAAGTTTATTATTTATATCATTTATGTTTTCTATTTTTTTATTAGTTTTCTTGCTTATCAATGTATTTGCAATTGTTCCTACAACTGTAATAATTGCAACAATTATTGTATCTCCCATATTTTCTCCTATTTTATATAAACAAATTAAAGAACATTAACAGCATTAAGCTTATTAATGTTCTTTTTATAATTCTTAATATCTTACACATAATATGTTAATGAATTTCTCGCATTAGCTTCTGTTACTTTCTCTCCCTCATTTCCATTTTTGTCTGTGTAACCACTAATTGTGAACTTCAATACCCCTTCTTCCATAATATTATCACTAGCTATTGTTATATCTGCTTGATATATAATTCCGCCTTTTCCATCTGAAGTTGCTTTCATTAGTATTTTTTGTTTTCCAATAGATAAGGTTGGTAAAGTTCCTAATTCTGTATTAAATGTTGCCAATATCCTAACTGTTTCTCCATTTGTAATTGTTGTACTTGATGTATTATTTTTATTATATACTTGAATTTGTACATATTCTGGAGGTGTAGTATCTGCAAAAAATGGCATTGCATCCAATTGAGATTTAACTTGTTCTTCCGTTAATCCGCTATTTAGCATATCTGTTACATCTATTAACATTGCATCTTTAACATATGCTTTACTTTCTGCATTTGCAAATGTAGCAGTCATATTATAAAATAATCTGTATTGTGTTGTTATTTCTGCAAATATTGTAGATATAGTTACTTCGTTTGGACTATTTTCTCCATAAGATTGTGTAAGATTAGGAGAGTTAAGTTGCTGTTGCCATTGATACATTGTATCTTCGCTTCCTCTAAATGTTACACGTCCATAATATCTATGCCCTGCAATTAAATCTTCTGTTAATTGAACAATCATAGAAGTTCTAGCATTTGTATTATCTAATTTAACCCAAGCAACAAATCCATCTTCTATTTCTTGCTGTACAACCATATTTACAAATTTTTTAAATCCATCAGTTCCAAAACGAAAATCTGCATTATATATTATATTCTTAACACTTGTTTCTTTTCTATATACAATTTTATTATTTAATTTAGCTTCTTGAACGGTTTTTCCATTCACTTTCATATCTGAAATTCTCATTCAACCACCTTCATATATAACACATTAGGCTCTTCAATTTCTGGATATTCTGTAACTATTTTTATTTCTCGTATTTCTGTAGATTTAATTGCTTTTTCAAATACTTTTTGTCCGATTCGCTTTATTCCATTTTCTCCTAAATATTCTTTTTTATCTGCCATATTTAACACCACCTTTTAAAGGTCTGCAAATATTTCGTCTATTCTAGAATTTTCTATTTCAACAAGATCATCTTCTTTTAAATAGTTTGTTAAGTCAACAGCTGTAGTTCCTACCTTTTCTGGTTTTCCGTTTATTACAAGATATTCATCATAAATATTGTCTTCTTCTCCATTATTTGACATTAAATAAATTATATTTGCATCTGTCATTTCTTCTGTACTTGTTACTATTTGTTTTTTATTAATATTTGCTAGTTGTTGTGCTACATAGGTTTTAGTAGCCATATCAGTTGTCGCAGAATTTATAGCACTTTGTACTTCGCTAGAAGTTTGATATCCTGCTCCATTTTCTAATTGGTTGTTGTTTGTTGGAACGGTTACTGTTTCAGCTCCTAACGTTACTGTCTTTCCTTCTATTTTTGCATCTGTTATGCCATATCCAGCTAAAGTAGTAGGTTTTCCCGTCAAGTCAGCAAATTGTCCACTAAAGGAGCTGTCTCCTGCGTTTAAAATCTTTTGTTTTAGTTCATCTGTTAAGTTGTTGTCAGATAACACTTTGTAGTCTGTTTCACTTCCAGTTTTATGTTCTTTATCTACTTTGTTTGCAAGTTTATTCTTTAATAGTGTTTTTATATAAGTTAAGGCATTTTCGCCAATATATTTCTTTTTATCAGCCATTTTTTTACTCCTCCTATAAATCTGAAAATATAGATTCTAATTCTATATTAGTAAATTCTTCCATTTCGTCTTGCAATTTTAAATCTTTACTAGATTTATTTTCTTTAAGCTCAATGTTGTTTATTTTTGGTTTGTTCTCTAAGTTGTTATAATTAGTAGTACCACCAATATTCTCTGTACCAAATCCTAATTTTCCATTTATATTTATTTTCGATTCTATCCTTGCGTGCAAAGAGCATTTTTCGTCACACATTCGGTATCACCCTTTCCACAATGAATTTGTTAGTTTTAATTATTGGGAATACATCTCCATTAGCCATTTTTAATGTTATTCCATAAAAATAACAGCTAGGTTCTAGCTGTTCTGTGTCTTCTGGGTTTATTTTTATTTCCACTGTATTAGTTTGCATGTCTACTTTTATTTCTTTTCTTATTAATTCTTCTGTTTCTTCATCATTCTTTTTAACTGCCAATACCACTGTATCTCCAACTCTTAGAATATAGTCGTCTATTATTAAGCTTAATATTCCAGTTGTTTTTCGCTCCAAATAAATTGTTTCATCTATAATTAGCATTTTTACACCTCTACAATTTTTCCGTTATTTTCCGTTTTTAATACACAGTTGTCTTCTGTTAACAATTTTGATATTGAATTGTCTTCTAGTTTTATTTTTAACTTAAATTTAGAATTTGTATAAACTTTAGAAGGCTCTATATTTATTTGTTTAAAAAAGATCTCTCTCTCTTCCATTAAATGCACTTCCTCCATTTTCCTTCTTTTTTAATAACAAATACTGCCTTTTTAGGTGTTTCATCAGCTATGTAATATATTACTTTTGCTCTTTTCCTTGTTTGATCTTGTGTATAATAATGGGCTGTTTTTTGATTTCCATTAAAAGTACATTGCACCTTTTTCGAGTTTGTCCACTCTTGATATTCATTATATGTTATTAATATAAATTCTACGGTTGTTTTGTTAAAACTTGTTAGAGCTTTGTATAGTTTATCTAAATCATCTTGTGTAAAAGTAAAAACTAAATTATTTCCTTCTAATGCTCGTCTTTCTACTATTACATTTTCTCCAACTTTAATAGTTAAAAAGTTCCACCAATTCGATTCATTAGTCTTAGTTATATTGACAACATCTCCAAAAAAGAAATCATTTAAGCTCGTAAATCTAGCAATATCTAACGTTCTTACATTGTATACAGAAGAATAACTATCTATTCCATTAACAGTAGCCTTTAATTGTATAGAATAATATGTATTAGGATTTAACCCTTGTACTGCAAAAGTTGCTTCTTTGTTCCAGTTGCCCCAATATGGATTAATATTTTGCCAAGATTCATTATTTACTTTGTATTGTATTGCATCTACTGTTTTATCTAAATTATAATAAACATCAAAATGTTCCAATGTTGTATTTTGTATGTCAACAGAAGTGAAATTAGCTTGTCTTGCTATTTGTGTAAGCCATACTGTTTGTTTCGCTTCACCCCAAAGCGGACCATATCCAGAACCACTTGGTAAATCTCCAGAAGCTGCAATTTCTATACTTAAACTACCATCCCAATTATGAGCAATATTATCTACGGTAGCACTTACAAGCTGTACAACTGCCCCTGGACTTAAACTTATATTTAATGTATTACTAAATTCTCTTCCTGCAATCCAAAGCTTTTGAGTCTTGTTATTTGCCCAAGAATTATGAGAATTACATTTAATATATGAAGTAGCTCTTACAGAAGAAGTATTGGCCTGTTGATTTATATTAAACTCTTCCCACTCTATATAATATTCATAAGCTTCATTGTGTTGAGTTACATATCCAGTTATTCTAGCCATTTAAGCCTCCTAATCAAAATAAACCAAACCTATGTCTCCTTCTTTTCCCATAGAATCGTCGGCTTGGTTATGAAATATTTTTAATCTAGAATTTAAGAAATAAGCACTACCATCTTCTACTTTAGCTAATTCTTCATTTAATTCTGTTAACTTTCTATTCCATTCTTGTTCTATGAAGTCCCATATTGTGTCAAAATCTAAAAAAGTCCTTTTATCTTGAAAATCTGTTATTCCACTCGCGGAAGTTCTGAATCTAGCTAATTCGTATTGATATATTCCAGCATTATTTTTAACAATATTGTTTTGTGTTAATGTAGGATAATTACTAGCATTTTTAATTATTTTGTAGCCTGCTTGTAAAAATGTATCTGATGTATTAACAGCATCTAAATTTATTTCTAGAACTAGAGAACAATATTGACTATCTGTATCTGCTACAATATCTTTACCAGAATCTTCTTCCAAAAATCTTCCTTGTATGCAAACAGCACCAGGAGCAATATGAATATTACTTCCAGTTGCAGTTATAGCCATTCCTTCTTTGTAATTGTTACTAACTCCATTTCTACCATGTAAAAAAGTATTAATAAAAAGAGCAAATATTTGATTTTCAAATATCTGCTCCGAAAAAACATTTCCTTTTAACATTATCTATTTTTCCTTTCTTTTTTTAGTTTATCTATAAAACCTATTCTTATATTTCCGCAAGTATATTTATAAAACTTACTTCCCTTTTGTTTAGTAACTGCAGAAATATATGTATCATAAATCAAAGATTCTTTTGTCTTAATCGTTATCGGTGTTCCAACTTTAATTTCTCTATCATAATAATCAAACGTAACGTTGTGATTATATGCATTTCCTTTAAATGTATCTAAAGCTTTTTGCTTTGCATCTTCTACATTTTCTGCATATACTACTTCTGTTTTGCCTTTGGCTCTATTTTCATCTAACATATCTTCTGTCGTTGTTCTATCTGTTTTTAGATATAATGTATATCTGCTACCGTCTTTTGCTATTACTACTACTTTAGAAACTACGTCTATTTCAAAAACTTCTGTATAATTAGAAATTGGTTGAGCGTTTACATCTATTAACTCTTTTTTTATTTCTTTATTTTCTATTTCAATTACTAGCTTTTTATTTTCTAAAAAGACGTTATATGTAATATTGTAATTTTGAGTACAATTTGTCATGAATGTATGCAAATTGTATATATCGTTTTGAACATCTACTATTGTAGAAACAGACACATCTAATTTAGTATGTGTTTTTACTCTAATTTCTAAGTAATCTCGATTCATTAATATATCTTCATTATTAACAAAATTCTTATTAATTTGTTCTGCTATATAATCCTCTATTCCTTCATATCTTATAAGTTCTTCATCAATTTTTTCTAATATCCATAATTGTTGCTGTCCGTTTTCTACATATTCCCATATTTGTATATTCCCACCATTAGAAGTGTTACTATTTTGTAAATCAATAACGTAATTAGTATTAGCCAAATATATTGAATAAGAATTATTATCTCTTTTTGTGAATGTCCATTTTTGAGCTACATTATCTGTATCGCCCCACATCTGTACATTAGTACCATTTTCAAATACGGCTCCTTGTACATCTGCTACCATTCCAGAACCAACATTAATTATTTTATATGTTCCATCTGCTCTTTTAGTTATTTTAAATTTTTGTGCATTTGTGTTATTGTTTTCATATACTTGTAAATTTGCTCCTGCTTCTAATGAACCATTTAATACATCAAATACGAAATTATAATTTAGTTTACTATGTATTCTGTAATATCCTTCTTCTATTTCATTTGTAGTTAATATATTCTGATTCAAAATGACGTTCTGATTAAACACATTAGTAATATATTTAATAATATATTGATATAGTTTAGAGCCATTTTCATTTTGTATCTCTTGAATAATTCCCCAATACTTTATTTCTCCATTTTCTTTTATCATTACTATGTCATTCGCTTTTGCTGTTGTTTTCTTTAATACATTCACTGTAGTATTTGCGTTTGTTTCTTCGTCTATATTTATTTCGTAATTAGACAATTCAACGATATCTTTAACACTAAAATCTTTATAATCAAATATATACATATATGTATCGTCTGTTGTTATTTTTATTTGTTCTTGTTTTAAAATTCTAACATCTATATCTGTTGTATTTGTTGTATCTCCATCTACACAAGAAATTTGTGCGTTATATATTCCACCAGTTTCGGGTGCAGTTAGCTCTACTTCATATTCGTCAGTCGTTTCGTTATATGTTGCATTGTATAATTTATCATTAAATTTAACTGTTACACTTCTTGCCATATCTAAACCACCTTGTAATATGCGTAAACACTAACTTCTGCATTTAGTATTTCGTTATCTGCAGACATAATTAATTCACAAGATTTTCCTTTTGGAAATTTAATAACATTATTGTTGGAAGGATCTATATTGTCTAATTCAAATAAATCTGTATAAGTGCCATCGGTGTTTTCCTTTCTAATATAGAAATTATTTTCTTGTGTACAATATTCAAACGTTTCATATTCTTTTAAATCTACATTTACTACTACTTCTTGATATACTTGCCCTTCAACTTTTAGAGTCAGTGTCGGATTTTCAACTGGACCCTTAATTTTAATTAAAACTGGAGCTGGCACATGACCTTGGTTAATGTATTCTAATGTTCTATTGTTATAATCAACAAACTTGCTATCCCATTCAAAGTCCCATCTAATTTCATTAGCTTGTGCAGAAGTAGAATATATAGTTTTATTTTCCTCATACCATAGACTCAAACAGTCAAATGTAACTGGACATTTTAATATTCCATCTGTGTCCATTTGTCCTTTGCCTATGCTTTGAATGTTTATATCTTTTAAATATTCTTTAATCGGAAGATTTTTATACGGTATTTTGTATCCAAACCTTAATTTTTCAGAACTTTCTATATAATCTACAAAGCTCTTATAATTGTCATAACAGCTAAAATTAGCTGTTCCAGTTATTTGTCCTTGTTGTACATTCCTTAAAGTTTCAAAAAAGGAATTTCCTATTTGTTCATATGTAGTATTGTAAGAATATCCTAGCCCATCAGGTTCAGATAAAAAACAAGACTTGTATAAATCCATTAAGTTAAATTCTTGTCCTTTTTCATTTATAAGTCTAAATTGTCTTACCATTTTTTCCTCCAGTTAAGAATAAAAAAAGAACAGTCTAAAACTGCTCTTTTATTGTATTTTTAAGGTATATAATTACTCTAATAATAAAATAAAACGGCTTAAAATCAATTCTCGTAATCCGTTTTTTTTGATGTTTTTTAATTTATTTCTATATATTTTCCTTTTATATAAGGCAATGTAATAGAAGCACCAATTGTACTGGTATAAGTATATTCTCCGTCAGAAGTTCCATATATTGTTATTATATCATCCTCTAAAATTTTATCTTCGCCTTCTTCTGGAGTATATGTGACATATATTGTATCTGTATAATATGTGGTATAATTTCCTTCTTTTGTAATATTTACCCTTAAACTAACACTATTATACCCATAAAGTGCTTGAATTACTTCTCCAGTAACTTTAACATTTGTTCCTTTGAAGTTATCTGGATTCCTTGCCATTTGTTCAAACGTGTATGTTTGACAACTAGATTTAAAATCTTTTTCTTCTTGTTCTTTTGCTATTCTTTCTTGTTCTTCTTTATTCTTTTTTTCTTCATTTACTATTTTTGAAAAAGCTACATTTAAATCGTTTTGTACATCATTTACATATTTTAACTCTAATTTACTATTTGTACAACCAGCTAAATCATATTCGCTTTTAAGTTCGCACACTAAATTTTGCTCATTCTTTGTTACTTTGTATTCATATCTATCAATATTGTGTTCATCTCGTATTAAAAAATAATAAGCTCCATTGTCTGTTTCGTTATATCCACAAATTCCTTCATACTCGATAGGTGTTGTCGAAGTATTAAATTGACTTGATCTATTATATTTTATCTTACATACTCCGTTTTCAAATTCTATAGCACCAGTTGCATTATAAGTATATCCTGCTCCATTGTCACTATCTAAAATAAAAGTATATATTCCATCATAATCTTGAGTTGCTTGATATTTTTTTTCTTCTGCTTTATTTGAATCTGTTAAATTATTCTCTACTATATTGTTGTCTAAATTTTCATTTTTTTGTTGTCCAAAAATCAATGCAATAATTATTATGATTACAAATATTATCCAAAACCACTTCTTTTCATAAAATTTCTTTTCTTGTTCCATACAATCCCCTCCGAAGGAATTATATACAACTTTAAGTTATTTGTAAAGTTTAATATTTGCTTCCAAATTTTCTATTAATATAATTAAAACATTGTTCAAGTTTCGCTTCATCTAACTCTTGTACATTAAAAACAATTTGAGGAGTGGTAAATATCATTTTTGATTCATCGGCTACTCTACTTATTATTCTTCCTTGTTTTGATTGAATAGCATTAAATAACTCTGCATACTTGCTTTTTACATTTATATTTTCCAACTTGCTTTTTATTTTTTCACTCATATTATCTATTTGATTATAAATATTTTTTTCTTCATCTTCTAAACCTTTTTCAGATCCTAGCATTACCATCTTAAATATTTTTCTTGTTTCTCTAGAAGGTGAGTGTATATCAAAGGATTTTTTTAGTCTAGATAAAATTCCATCTGCAATTCCTTGTGCTTTTGCAAATAGTGTTGGTTCTTTTGATTGCATTTCTGTTAACATTGGCTCCATTGCGTTTTTCATTGCTTCTTGGGTTTCTTTTGGCATACTATCATAAGAAGCAATTATTTGGTTTACTAAATTACTTGTTTCTTCGTCTATTTCTCCACCATACATTTCAGTTTGTGCTACCATTGCTAGCCAAGTTCCTAATTCTTTTTCTTGCTCTTCAGACATGTTTTTATACATATCTTTCCAAATATCTTTCATGTTTTCTTTGTATCTATAATTTTCATTTGATATTGCTTGGTTCTTATTTGATGTTGTAAGTAATTTATTGTTTTCAAAACTTTCTATTGCTCCGTTATGTCTGTTTGTTTCCTCTTCTACCTTACTGTTATACTCTTGAAGTTTTGTATAGAATCCTTCATTTTGTTGAGCTCTTTGTAAATATCCATTTGCATATGCTGCATTTACTTGTGCAACCTCATCATTTGCTTCTTGTATTGCTGTATTTTTTTGTTGCATAATTCTATTATATTCATTTGCATATGCTTCATTATCTAATGTAGCTTTTTCTCCATATCTTTGTTGTAATAAAGCTATCTCTTGAGTAGTTCTTTCATTTATTATTCCAATCTCTTTTGAAGCTTGTTCTTGAGCTGTTTTTATCCATTCTTGCGAATTTACTTTATATTCTTCTAAATTTCCTTGAAAACTCTGTGCATTTTGCACAGCTTGTTGAGTAATAGCCGAAGAAATATTCTTTTGTATTTCTAGTTCTCTATCTTTTAATTCTTTTAATTTAGCAAAATATTCGTCTAATTGTGTTATTTCTTCTCGAGTGTAATCTCTACGTTCATTTGATGCTGTTTTACATATTTCAGTTATTCCATTTTGTACTTCTTGCATATTTTGATCTAGTTTCGTTTGCTCCTCTGAACTAGCAAATAATGTTGTATTAAATTCATCTAAATGAGATTTTGCACTAGAAATTCCTGTAACAAAATCTGTTGCACCACTTCCAACATTAGATAAAGAATTTTTCGTTTCCTCTTCTGCTTTGTTTATTTGATATATAATTGCTGCAACTCCAGTAGTAATCGCTGCCACTGCAATTCCCATAGGGCTTGCTATTGCACCAATTCCTTTCGCTAACATGTTTGCGCTGTTATTAGTAGATTCAACACCTGTCTTTAATACACCTACAGCTTGTGAAAAAGTTCCTATAGATTTTACAACCGTTCCTACTCCATTTCCTAATTTACTTATTATTTTTACAGCTGGACCAATTGCTGCAACTAAAGCAACTGTTTTTATTACGTTTTTCTTTTCCTCGTCCGATAAATTTACAAATTCATCAACTAAATTTTGTATCCAACTTGCTAAATCTTTAATGTATGGAGATAATTCCTTTTGAATTGCAATACCTGCGCTTTCTAATGAACCACTTAAGCTTTCTAATGCTCCTGCAGTATTATCTAACATAGTGTCAGCCATTTCTGAAGCTGCTCCATCAGCATCTTCAAAAGATTTTGTCATATTAGACAATTCGTCAGAACCTCTATTTACAAGAGCTAGCATTCCAGATAATGCTTCTGTACCAAATATTTGTGCAAGGGCTTGATTTTTTGTTTCATCTGTTAATCCTGCTGTACTCTTTTGCAATGCTTCCACTATTTCTGTTAAGGATTTCATTGTACCATCAGAATTATAAAATTCTATATTTAATTGTTCCATAGCCTCTTTCACTTGCTTTGTTGGTTTTACAATTCTAACTAATCCACTTCTTAATGTTGTACCTGCTTGACTTCCTTTTATTCCAGCATCAGACATAATACCTATGGCTGCTGCTGTTTCTTCAATTGATAGTCCAACTGTCTTCGCAACTGGTGCTACATATTTCATTGCTTCTCCCATGTCTTCTGTTTGAGCATTTGTCCTTGCTGCTGCTTCTGCAAATACGTCTGCTACATGTGCTGATTCATTAGCTTCTAGTCCAAATCCTCTAATTGCACTAGCCGCAATTTCTGATGCTGTTGCAAGTTCTGCACCACTTGATGCTGCTAAATCTAGTAAGCCAGGCATTGCTTCCATTATTTCAGATGTTGTAAAGCCTGCACTTGCTAAATTTTCCATTCCAGATGCTACTTCTGATGCACTGAAACTAGTAGAAGCTCCTAAATCTATAGCTTGATTCGTTAATTGTTCTAATTCGTCTTTAGTTGCACCTGATATAGCTTGTACTCTTGACATTTGTTTTTCAAAGTCATTTCCTGTAGTTACTGCTGCAGTTCCAATTGCCAATATAGGTAATGTTAAGGATGTTGTTAATTTACTTCCTACATTATCTATTTTACTTGATATGTTAGTAAATTTATTTCCAAACTCTTCTAGCTTTTTCCCTGCTTCGTTCCATTTGCTTGCTTGTAATTGTAGTTGTTTTAGTTTATTTTCTGTGCTTGCAATTTCTCTCTGAAGGTTTCTATAATTTTCTGGAGAAACTTTGCTCATATCTTTGTTAGCTTCTTCTTGTATCTTTTTTAATTGCGATAATTTTTCAGAAGTTGTTTCTATTGCTTCAGATAATATTTCTTGTTTTTGGCTTAATAATTCTGTGTTTTTTGGATCTAGCTTTAATAAGGAATTTACTCCTCTTAATTCTTTAGTTAAACTAGATGTAGCAGAATTTACTTTACTTATTGCTTTTTGTAAGCCTGATGTATCTCCACCTATTTCAACGATAATGCCTTTTATACTGCCTGCCATATTATCCTCCTACATTCTTGCAACTAATTGATTAATTTCTTCTTGCGTAGCTTTTCTTACTCCATTTGTTGTTTTATCTTTATCTTTTTGTAAAAACGATATAAAAATTTTTAAAATATCTACATATGTCAATTCTTTTAAATCTTCTATAGTTATCCCTATTTTTAATGCTGTAGCAAAAAAATCGTGTTCTGGAAATTTTAAATTTATTTCTTCTTCGCTTTTTACTATTTTTTTTAATTCCTTAATAGCTTCTTCATCCACAAAAGTTATCGACGGCAAATTCCGTTACCTCGACAATCCAATCATCTGTTGTATTGATTCTTTTAATTAATTTAAGCCAATCTTCATATTCGCCAATTTTTGGATTTGCTGTGTAGCAACAAATATAGGCAATTCTTGTTACTGCTTCTATATAGTTATCAATACTTTTAAGCATTAATCGAGATAACTTTGTTGTTATCTCGACTTCTGTTATTTTTGGATTTTCTTTCTTTAATTGATTTGCCATCAAAGTTTGCATAGTTATAAAATTTTGTATTATTTCAAAATCTTCGAATATTCCTCTATTAAATTTTTTTCTATATTGAATATAAGTTAATGCATTGCAATCTATATCGAACTCTCTATCACAAATTTTTACTTTTTTCATTTCGCTATTTTCCTTTCAAAATCAAAAATCAGTATAGTTAAGCTATACTGATGGTATCTCTGTTGGTTCATATACTTTTTCAAAGAATTTTTCATAAATTTCTTTGTTTTCTTCTGAATAAGGTAATTTTATTCTTACATCTCCAGTATCTGTTCTAGCAGATGTTGTAATAGATAATGTATTTGTATTTGGTGTTTTGGTATCTTCTGTTGTGTTTGCTTCTGTGCTTGGTCTAGAAACTGTTGTATTATAATAACAGAATCTAGTTCCTGTTTGATCTCCTTCGACTTGATACATAAATGCAAATGGAGATATTTTATCATTTACGTTTTCGATTATTGCTCCATTAGCATCTTTTCTTTGCCCTAATATTTCTGTTTCAAATTCTTCAGGTAGCTTTGCAATTTCCAAATCTCCACTATATCCATTATTAGCAAAACTCTCCCAGAATTTTATATTATCTGCATAAAAAGGCTCACTATCCCCTTCTGCATCCAGTGATAAATTTACTGCGCCTGGTACCTTAAAAGGCGTTCCAAAAGTTATAGAACCATCCTCTCCAATAATCATTTTAGCAACATGTACATTACTTAATCCAAAGTAAACTCTATTTCCATCTTTACTCATACTTTTTCTTCCTCTCTTTTAAATTTCAAAAAAATAACTTATCTGCCAAATTTTTTCATCTGACAGATAAGTCGTTTCTGATTTGTTCCAACAAACATCGTATAAAATTTTGTTTTCAATCGTATTAATTAAATTTAAATCTATATAATTCATAGTTATATCTAATTGAATATTTCCTAGTCTGTGATAAACTTTATTTTCTGCAAAAAAATTAGTTGTTTCTGTTTCCAATGCTACAGCATGTGGAGGATTGACCTCTTCTTGAAAATTACCATAAGCATATTGTATTTTTTGTTCTTCAAATCTTTTCGCTAATTCTTGTAGGTTCTTCATGTTTTAGAACTCCTTATAATTGTTTCTTTTATTTCTTTTTCATATAATTTGTTATATTTTTCTTCTATTGGCTTAATATGTGGTTGAGCTTTTGTATGTCCTCCGTTTTTTGTAGCATGTCCATTTTCTAATAAATGAGTTAACTGATAATTTGTTTTATTGTATATATCTACTATATATCTTCTCTTTGACTTCGTATATTTCTTTCTGCTCCATCCTTTCCAGTAAGGATTTTCTCTTGGTCCTTTTTTACTTGGTTTTCGTCTTGGAGATTCTTTTTTTAACTCTTTGACAGCTTCTTTAGATAATTTTTCTGTTGCTTCTTTTACTCCGTCTTCTATATCTTCAACATAATTTGTTAAATATTTTTTAACTATTTTAGACAAATTATCTATTTTTATGGAATTAGACATTATTAATTTTCCTTTCGCATATTAATATAAGTTCATCAAGATTTTTCTTTTGAATACGAATTATCGTATATTTTACATCCATATAAATTAGTTCTTGTTCATTATTATAATTTAAACTACTAATTACTAATCTCAAAGTAGGTTTATATCCGTTTTGATTTGCTTGATAATATTCATTTGCATATATATCTTCTTCATCTATAATCGGTACTTCTTTCTCTTCTATTTTGTCTATAGTTTGAATGCCATTTGTATCTTTTTTATATGTTGTAGATAACAACTTGCAACTTACATCACGCATTGTTATCTACCTCCTCATTATTTTGCTTTTGATATTCTTCAGAAAATTGTAATTCTCTTAAGTTAGATTTATATCGTTTTAGATATTCTGTCCTTTTATTGATATCTCCATCTCCAAAATGAGCCTTAACATATATTATTATTGTATTTTGTATTAAATCATCTTCTATGTTTTTATCGACATCTATATTTACTCTTTTTAAGTCTGATATTGCAGATTCGATAAGCATAGTAATTTCTTTATCTTTTAAAGATGATGAATCTACTATACTCAAACATTCTTTAGCAATTTTCAAGAGTTTTTCTACTTCTTGTTTCATTTATATCCCTCCTACACAGAAGGAGTTGTACTAATATATCCATTTACAAAAGCTTTATTATCTCTGATTTTACAATCTTCTCTTTCAATACCTCTAAATAATGTTAGATCTTCTTCGAAAGCATTTAATTCTCCAATAGCTGCAACATTAGATGTATTAAGTGTTAAGCTTTTTCTGTCAAAGAATCTTATTCCTTCTTTTAAATCTCCAATTATAAATGGAATTTTATTTGAACTTGTTGGTAAATCTGCATTAGGTATTACTTTTACAGGAACTGTAGTTGCTCCTGCGCATAATCTTAATTGCATAGGTTCAGCTGGATTAGGTTGTAATATATAATTGCCTTCGTTGTCTTTTAATGTGTCTAAATATTGTAAGCCATCATCATTAGTTACAATTACAGATGTAGATTTGAAAGCACTTCCTAATGTAACATTTAAAGTTTTCTTAATATCATCTAATCCATTTAATTCTTGTTCATCTTGTGTTTTAATTAAATCTAGAATTATTTTATTTCTTGTTACTCTAGATTCATCTCCAAGCCATTCAACAATTGTATTAACAATGTTTGTATCTGTATCTTCTAATAATTCATTTGTAATTGGTAAATATCCTGCATATTTAGATATTTCAAAATCCATTCTTTCGAATTGAGGTGTTGAAGTTTTTGTTATTTTTCCACCTTCGCCAACTTTAGTAAATCCTGTTTGTTGGCTTCTTTTCTTAAACGTTCTGCTACCTTTATTTGTAGAAACAATTTCTACACTTACTAAATCTATTAATGAAGCTTTTGCTTCTCTTCTTTGTTCTACTAAAGTAGAAATGTCTTCTGGAACTGTATATCCACCATCTGCTGGCGTTCCTTCGTTTAATCCTTTTGCAATATTTTTTATTTCTTTTGCAAATTTTTCTATTGAGCTTTCTTCTTTTATTTCTTTATTATCTTCTTTTTTGTTAGCTATATTTTTTTCTATTTCTTCTATGTCTTCTTCATTTAGTTTAGCAACTTTCTTTTCATTTTCGAATAATCTTTTTTCAACTTGATATTCTTCTTGTAATTTTTCTATTTCGTCTAAAAGTTCTTTTGCCTTTTCTAAATCTTTATTTTCACCATCTGTATATCCTTTCACTAAAGCTTGTTTACTTTCAATTTTTGCTAAAAGTTCTCTCATTTTTTTATTCATAGTTTTATTCCTCCATTTTTTCTTTTTCTGAAAATAAAAAAGAATCCAAATTCTTGATTTTTAAATCAATCTCGGATTCTTCATTATTTTTATTTTTTTCTTTGCCACCATAATTTTTAGTAGTTCCTGCTCGTGGCTGTGCTGGAACTGCTACAAAAGACACTTCATAAGCTTCTTTTGCTCCATCTAGTGTAAAATAACATATCTTTTTGCCATCTTTTGTGTCATATTCCTGTCCCCAATAATGAGTACAATAATGCTTCATATTGTCTTCACCGCAAATTGAACAGTATGCATGTTTTGCTCTACAGCTTGTAGAAACTTCTTTCTTTATTCCTGCCTTAATTTCTGCAATTAAATCTGCATTCTTGTCTGTTTTAATCATATAGCATTTAGCAATCAACTTTGTGAAAATTTCTCCAGCTTCAGTTAGTTTACTTGAATCTTGTTGCAATTCTGTATCATAAACTCGAGCTATTTGATTATCTGCTGTTCTTTTGTGGTCTTTTATCATTGTTTTCCCAATATAAAGTTTCTTTAAATCTTTTAGGGCGTTTAAGTTAAATGGTTCATAATTTCTATCATCTAAACCGTTATCTCCTAATATTAATTTAAATGTAAATACTTCTTCTGCTTTTAGAGGAGCAAGAGTAAATTTGTTTATTTTTTTAATTTCTTCCTCTGTTACATCTTGATTTTCTACTTCTGCAGATTTGCATATTATTCCTTCGTCAAGAATTTTTTCAGTACTTTCTCCATACTCTTCTCTATCCATTTCTTTTCCTCCTCCTTTCCTTCTGAATTATTTGTATATTGAGTTCCTGCTAATTCAACAGGAATGCTTGCACCATTTCCAAGAAGTCTATTTCCTCCTGCCATTGCAGGTTTATCCAAATAAGCTCTCGCCTCGTTAGGTGTATATATAAAATTAGACACAGCTTGACTTAATGTTTCAATCTGTGTCTTTTGGTCTGCTCTTAACAAAACAGCAATATTAAATTTAAAATAAAATCCTTTATCTATTTCTTCTCTTGAAAGAAGTTTGTAATTTAGTTCCTCTTCATATTGCTTTAGAATATAAAGCAATGTATCTTTATAAAAACTTAATTGTTGTGATTCAGAACTTGCATAGCTAGATTTTTCATAATCTCCAATCTGGTTTGGTTTAATACCAAATGCAGATGCAATTTGTAAAGCACTATATTTTTTTACTTCAACAAATTGACTGTCTGCAAGTTTAACATTTAGAGGAGTTAATGTTGTTCCCACAGGAATTGGAATAATATTTTTTACTTCTTTATCATCTAAATCACTACCAGCAAAATCCTCTATCATTTCTTTAAAATTTTTCAAATTATTATCTGATAAATCTGATGTATATTGAACTACAGCTTTAGCTGTAAATCCACTTTTATACATTTGATTTAACATCTTCTGTGCTTTTACATTTCCGTCTATTGTTAATTTAAGTTGATCTTTTACTGCTATTCCTTTTATTCCATCAAAGCTCATAGAACTTTTTACATGTATTATCTCTTCAGAGGAAAACTTATATAACTTTCCTCCATGCGAATATATGTAGTAAATATCAGGTATATCAGATAAAACTTTTTGATCATCATACCAAATTTCTACCTCATCAGAAGGAAGAATCCATAATGTCATTTTTTTACTTGCACCTTTTATCCATGCATAAGCATCTCCAAACTGATTTCTATTATTTTCCATTGTTCCCCAAAAAGTTGTTGCAGTCATATATGGATTTGGTCTATCGTGAATTGTAAAATACAAAGGATGTCCTCTTGCTGTTACCACTCCACCGTCGGAATTATATTGAAATATTTTTAATGGTACTTTACCAACGGATTCACAAAGTAATTTCAAACAAGTAAAATAAGTTACTTCAGATAAAGCTTTTTCGTTTTTTCCATCTATCCCTAAAAAATTAAGTAACTCTCGCATTGCATTATCTTGCGTTTGTTTATCTCTTAATACATTTATTGCATTTTTAATTCTAACTTTTAACTTTGTTTTCACTTACTTGCCTCCTAATTCCATCCCATGTTGTTTAAATACTCTTCCATTTCTTTGTTGTAATCTATTTTTTCTTCTTCTTTTAACTTCATTTGTGTAATATGAGCATCTATCATTGCATCGCAAGGGTCTATTCTTTTATTTTTTGCATTTTTTTCTTTGTCAATTTTTTTCTCTCCAAAACTATTTTTTACAATTTTAGCATTAGAAACACTATAGCTAAGTAGTTCTTCACGTTTGTTGTATTTAATCTTTCTAGATTCTACATTAAGTTGCATATCTTCTGTTCCATCGTGCAAAAATCTAGCTGATTGTTTTATTTCTAACAATGGCACACCAAATTCCTCCAAATCTGATAAAAAAACATCTGCATTATGTGGGTCATATCCAATTCCTTGCAATTCTAAATCATATTTTTCTATTATGTCTTTTAAATATTTAATAATAAACTTATAATCATTTTTGAATGTTGTTTGTCCACCTGTTACAGTAATAAGTCCTTGTCTTTCCCATAAATCATATGGAGCTATATCTGTTGTAATATGCTCTTCCATTCTTCCTCTTGGCATAAAAGAATGTGTAGCTATAAAAAACTCATTATCTTTTAGTGGAATTTCTATAGCAATAGTTGTTAAATCTCCACCAGAAGATAAATCTAATCCAGCATAACATTTTGAACCTTCTAAATCTTCTAATTCTAAATCAGATTCACATTTTTTCCATTTTTCTGGGCTAATGAATATATCTTCTGTGTTTTGTACCCATAAATTAAGGGACTTTGTCATAAAGTCCCTTAACTCTTCACTTCCCATATCTCTAGCAGTTTGCATATCTGTTTTTAAATTTTCTAAACCTTGTTTTGTAGATGCAAGATATGGATTAGCTTTTATTAAATTTTTTGGATCAAATATATTGTCTTTTTCATCTAATGCATATATATCAACAAAAAAGTCTTCTGCTTTTGCTATTCCTTTTAAAATATTTATACAGTATCTGTCCATTTCATAACATGCACTATTTAGTTTATCGCCTCTGGTTGTAATAATACTTATTAATGTTTCATCTAATGCTCTAGTTCCATTATAAATAGCTTTATATGTTTTAGCATCTGGATGTTGATGATATTCATCTATAGAAGCAAAAATTGCTCTAAATCCTTCATCTAATCCCCCTTCTCGAGAAAGAGCTTCAATTGTGCATTTGCTATCATTAGCAATTATTAAAGATTTATAATCTTTAATTTCAAAAAGCTCTTGCAAATCTTTGTCTGCTTCTATAAATTTTTTCATTTCTTCCCAGGCGATTCTAGCTTGTCTTTTCTTTGTAGCAACTGTAAAAAGTTTTCCATAATGATAACCACTAAACCCAGCTATATATGTTCCTTTTATACCATTTTCAAAAGATTTTCCATTCTGTCTAGCCATACTTTTATAAGAACGTCTAAATCTTCTTTTTCCATTTAATTTTAGCCAACCAAAAGGGCATCCAAAATCAAAGATTTGTCCACCAACAAGTTTAACTGGCTTTTTTTCAAATCCCTCTCCAATTGTTAATGTTTCTGCATATTCTATAATTCTTTCAGAGTTTTCAGGATTCCAAATATATGGAAAATCTTTAGTTCCTTGCCTTTTTAAATCTTCAAGATGTCTTTTACAAGCTAAAATATGCAACTGTCCCATTTTGTTTTCTTCTATGGTCTTTTTTGCATATTCTGTAACTCTATCTATCATAATATTTTAAACTTATTAAATTTATTTTCTTTTGGAGGCTCTTTAGCCTCTGGCATTACTAATCTAGCTCTTGAAGATATAGATAATCCTAAATCATTTGCGCAAGCTCTACATTGCTTTAATGCTCTATCCTGATAAGTTAAATACAAATCAATTTGTGACATATAATCTTTTTTCTTTTCCGTTTTTCTTGCTCGTGCCAATTTCCCATTTAGTTCATTTAATTTTTTAGTATAACTAACATAATTTGAATTAGAAATTAAATAATGAGCTAGACAATCTTCATCTAGCTCTGTAATTATTCCTATATCTAATAAAATTTTTGCAATTCTATAAAACTCTTTTTTTTGCTCATCTGTTAAATATTCTGGAGCAGTAACATTAATATAGTCAGTTTTTATTTCTGTTTTTTGTCTTTCTTCTATTTCTGCCTTTGTTAAATGCTTCTTTCCTTTAGCCAAAATCAAGTTTATAGGCTGTTTTTGATTCCCACGTGGCATTAGACCTCACCTTTCGTTTTTTGTCCTTTTAAATTGATTTGAGGGACTTTTTTGTACAAAGAGGAGGGACGCACCGTTCTAGATTTAAACCTTTAAAACTTTTTTATGTACCCCTAGCCTCTTCTATTATTTTCTTTTACTTTAATATTGTTCAATCTATTGGTTCTAAATTATATATTTTTCTTATTTCATTCATTGTTTTAAAATTAAATATATTTTCTTTGTTTATCATTCTTCTAATTGTGTTCTTGTATTCTTCTATCTCTTCATCTTTTCTTTTTATTTCTTCTTCTAATTCTATTCTTGTTTTTCTTTGAGATATATCTTTTGCATATTTTAATTCATGTGTATAGCGACATTCTTTACAACTATTATGTCCTCTACATTGTATGTTTCTTTTGCTGTCGCATTCGTACAGAATATCTATTCTATCTTTATATTCATTTGAAATTACAATTGCACTAAATATCTTCACGTCTTTTTCCTCTTCTTAAATCTATTGTGTTGTATATTATGATGTTTATGACATAATGCTATTAAGTTACTCCACTCTAGTCTTCGTAGCCAACCTGTTGGTGTTTGTATAGGTTCTTTGTGATGTATCTCTTCTGTTAATTGTATTGTATATTTACCTTCTTGCTTTGCCTCTTCTTGACACATCTCACAATATGGATGTTTAATCTTATATGCTTCCTTAAGTAGCTTCCAATCTTTACTGTTGTAAAAAGTTTTATATTTATTATCTCTGTTCTTGTTATATCTACTCATATTTCTTTGTTTGTTAATTTCTATTTCTTTATCTACAATCTTTTGACAATTGCTGCAATATCTATTAGGAGCTTGTATTACCTTTTGGCATCTTGCACATAACTTTAATAACATCTTATTTTTCTATCTTCTTTCTAGTTCTTACTTTTGTCTTTTTCTTTTCTTCTTTAACTTCTTCTATTTTCTTAACATTATCTTCTTTTGTTTCTTCTTTCTTTTCTATTACTTCCATTACTACTGCTAATCCAGATTCCTCTATTTGTTTTGCTCTATCAGCATCATTTATAATATAAATATCTCCTTCGATAATTGCTGCACTTCCATTCGCATTGTATTGTATTTCTTTATCTATAATTCCTTCAATTAGCTCTGGCATTTTATCATTATAGTTTTGTTTTGCTATTACTTTAAACATATCTTTCTTTTTCCTTTCTATCTTTTTATTTAAAAAATTTATCCAATCCTTCTCTGTACATTTTTCTTTGTAGTTAAAATTGTTTGGAATGTTATTAACTATTTTATTAATATTTAAATTGCTTAATTGCATATCTAATATATATCCATTCTTTTCATCTTCAATACTTTCATATGCACTAGGAAAGTTCGTACATAATACTGGAGTTCCATATTCTAAACACTCATTAATAAAGTAGCTATATCCTTCTGTATCTGAAAGTTGAACTCCATAATCAGCCTCTACTATATAATCAAAAAAATTATGAGATGGTTTCATGTATACAATTTCTTCTAAATTAAAGGGCTTTTTATTATATAACTCTAGATCTGTAAATATTGTCCATCTGAACTTTATTCCTGCTTTTTTTAATTCTTGTGCTAATTTAAGCATTCTTTCATAGCCTTTTTCTTTGCTGACTCTTGTTGCGCTAATTAATTTTAATATTGGTTTTGTTTCTTGTATTTCATCTAAAATATTATATATTCTTGTTATTTTTTCTTTTGGATATAATTTTTTAAAAATTTTACAAACATGCTCTGATACTCCAACATGTTCTGTAGTTTTATGCCATTTATTATAAGTAAAATTAACTTCTTTAGCTCTTACATAATCTGCATGTACCATTTGAATATATCTTCCACTTTTGGCTACTACACTTTCTGGATATTCTCCCCATGCAGATGCACAAACACAAATATCACAAATATATTTCTTATTAGAGTCATATTTTTCTACATTTTTTACATTTTCTTTTATTCTTTTTAGATTTTCTTCATCAGCTATACTATATAAAAATGTTATATTGTAATATTTTTTTAATTTTTTAGTAAAGTTATATACAAATGTATCTACTCCACCAAATTTTAATAAATTATTATGATATAATATTATGTTTTTCATTTATATTTTCTCCTGTTTTTTCTTTTAATTTTGTTAAATATTCTTCTAATTCTTTAACCGATTCTTCTATTAATATTATTTTACTAATAAGTTCTTTTTTATTTATGTTATTAAGTTCTGAACTTTCTATTTCTTTGATTGTATTTATATCTTCTATACAATACATTACCTTTCCGTTTATTTTATAAACTTTAAATAATTTTCTTATTTTATCATTAATAAGTTCTGTATTTATTTCGCTCATTGTCTTATGCGTGTTGATTACAATAAACTTAGAAGAACTTATTATGCTTTTGTCTTTGTATTTTTGTAATGTTTTAATACTTTTTTCCAAATCTATTTTGTCATCGCTAGTTAACTCTTTGAGTATATTTATTGTATAAACTTCGTTTTCTATTATTCTCTGTTTAATCATATTTACATATCCTTTAATTTTTCTTGTGCTTTTAATAGCTTTATAATAAACTTTCCTAATAATTCATCTATTTTTTCATTTGCTTCTTCTTCAGACATATCTAATTCGTTATTATCTAACTTGTCTTGAATTTTTACTGCTTCATTTAAAGTATCTGCTATTGATTTAAAAATCTCTGCTAGTTCTTTTATTTCTTCTTTATCATTTTTTTACGCTCATCTTTTTTTCTCTCCTCTTTAAAACATTTATCATAATATTTGCATTGTTCACATTTACGTTTCATACATTCTTTCCAATTAATTTTATCTTTCATATATGTTCATTACCTTTATTAATAAATATAAAATAACTATTTTCATGCTATATCTCCTTTTGGCGGCAAACTATGGATTCGAACCATATACTTTGAAGTACGCATTTCTTAGCAGGAAAGCTTCAGACCTTCTGAATTAATTTGCCATATAAAATAAAAACAAGCTACACTAGAAATAGCTTGTTTTATTAAAAACACTTATTGTTAAGAAAGGAGGTGATCTTGCAACAAATCACAATGTCTAGTACATAAAAAAGAGTAGATATTTAAAACGTCTACTCTTATGGTTGCAGGAACAAGACTCGAACTTGTGACCTTTGGCTTATGAGACCAACGAGCTGCCAGCTGCTCTATCCCGCAATATAAAAAAAATTGTGACATATATAGTCACAATTTTATGTAGTAATTATATTTGAATAATAATAAAAGGATGCCTTACAACTTTCTGTTGCTATTATAAATTATAAACTGTTATTTTTTAAAAAACAAGTGCAAAACAACCGCATTTTAACCGCAAAATAACCGCATTTTCATTTTTCTATATTTTTGACACTTTTTTTAATGCTCTATTAATCATTCTTTGTATTGTATCTTCACTTCTAGTTTCACTATACAATTGATAATATACTCTGTTACCTATATCTGTATAACTACATTCTTCAATATATCTTGCAATTAATAATTGTTTTTCCTTATATGTTAATATCTCTAATCTGTCATCTACTGTTTCCACATCTTTTCTTAGTTTTCTTATTTCCTCTTCTAGTTTCGCTATATCTTCTTCTAGCTTTATTCTTTTATCATCTGTTTTAATAATACTGTTTCCTGTTTTGTCTGATATTGTATTTTTACTATGTATTCCTTCTGTATCGTAATTTATTCCACTTATACTAGTATCTACTACTAGATTTTTTAATTCTATTCTTTTGTTTTTTAATTCTTTTAATCTAATGTTTAATGTAGCTTTGTTTTCTTTGTAGTTTTTTAATAATTTAATTAAGGTTTTAATTTCCAATCTTTTGTACCTCCTACAATTTTATATTATTTTCTTTAATTCTTCTTCTAGGTTTAATTTCTTTTTATCTAATTCTGTATTGTGTTTCTCTAGATCTTCTATTTTCTTATCTAGTTTTATAAAATAACTTATAGGTTTTGAGTTTATGTATCTTAATATTGCTTTATAAATATCTTTTTTTGTTATGTCTGGAAGTGGTGTGTAAGTAAACTGTTTGATTTCTATGTTATTTAACTTAATCTTTACACGAATTGTCCATGCTATGTCAAAAAATCTGTATCCATTTGCTCTTATTGATTCTGTACCGTGTTCTATAGAATAACTTAAATTATGTTTTAATCTTGCATTTATTTCATCTATTTTTCTTTCTAAATAAAATTTATATAACTTCTCTTCTGTTAATAATTTATTTTTTAATTCATTTTGAATATCATCTATTTCTCTTAATCTTTTTCTTAAATTAAACATTTGTATTCCTCCTTTTATTTTTTTCGTATTTCTTTCTTCTTGTTGTTACTTTTCTCATTTGCTCTCATTTACCTTTCTATCAAGTTGCTTAATAGCTTTTCTGTTTTCATTTATAAGCTCTAATAATTTATTTTCTATTGGTGTTAATTTATCTGCATAACTTGGAAATTCATATTCTTCTATCTCTTGTATATCTATTTCTTCATCTATTAATACAAATTCCGTATTAGCTAGTTGTAGTAAGGATAATGTCATATTTGGGTTAGACCTAAATACTATGTTATTTCCATCCCAATACATTACTTGGGATTTTACTAAAAACTTTGTATCTTCTTTTATTTTACCTTCGGATATAGTTTTTACTAATTCATATCCTTTATATGTCTTTGTCATATTGTTTTTCCATCCTTTCATTAACTCTTTTTCTAATTGCTTTTACTTCTTTACTTAAACTTCTATAAGACATAAAATTGATTAAGATTACAACTAAATAAATCAAAACTGCAATAATCTCTGGTAATAATACTAATATCCAACTCCAATTTATTATTCCTATTAGTTTTAAAACAATAAATACTATTGTTAATACTTCTGTAAATCCCATCTACTTTTCCTCCAATCTGTAACATTCTCTTTCGTATTGCTCATGTGTTAATATTTCTAATAGTTCATATTCTCTGTTTTCTATTTCTTCAATAATTTCTTTATATTTTATATCTATTGTATTTTCATCAAATCCTATCATGAGTATTGCGTTTTCTTTAGTTTTAACTTTTAGTATATCTTTATTTTCTATTAATTCTTTTATATTAAAGCTATGTTTTAATATTTCTTCATCTGCATCTTGTGGAGAAATTTGACAACATTCATCCCCATATTCATCTGCTATATTATCATCTAATATTAAAAATCCGTCTTCATCTATATCTATAATTTTATTTATGCCTTGACATCTTGCTAATCTAACATATTCCCCTACTTTAATCTCCATTGTTACCTCCTGTTATATATTTTTAATGTGATATTTCTATCCATTAAATTAGATTGAATTTTATTAAATGTTACTGTATCTTTCCAAGACAATTCATTTAGTTTTATATCAACTCCGTTTGTAATATATATTGTACAATCTCTTCTTCCTACTAATGCTTGCTCTAATTCAAAGATGTCTTTTACTAACAATTTTGGTTCAGTTAACTTATTATAAATTTCTTCTGCTTCTTTATCATAGAATTGATTTACTATCCATAGTCCTCTACCGTTTTTTCTAGCTACAATTAATGCTTGTCTACTACTTCCTTCTGCTTTGTCATATCCTATAACTAGTCTATCTTCCATATTCTAATTTCCTTTCAAAATATTGTTTTATGCAATCTTTGCAAGATTTATCTTTACAATAGCCACATTTATTTGTGTCGAATCCATCTCCTTTTAAGTCATACATTATTGTTCCTGGTCTTATTATTGACATTTTGTATATAAAATCTAGTAATAAATCTATCATCTTGTCTTTCTTCTCCAATTCTACTTTCCAGCCTTTATCTAAATCGTCTAAATCTGTATCTGCTTTTTCTTTAGCTTTTATGCTATCATTTAAATTTTTTGCTAAATTATCTGCTAATAATTTCTTATATTTTTCTATCTCTGCATTCTTCTCTGCAAGCTCTATGTTTTTCTGCTGTATCTCTGCAGAGTTTTCTTTTAGCATATTTAAGACTGTTTCTATATCTTCTTGTAATTTTTTAAATTCTTCTATTACTATTCCACATTTATTTCCATATAATATTTGCCTATTTGTTATTTTTCTTAATCTATTTATAGCCTCTTCTTGCTCTTTAATCATCTACTCACCTTCTTCTATACTTCTCTTGTCGCAATTTCAGGTTTATTTATAAAAAAATCTTCATATAATATTTTTATTCCATAATCTTGTGCTACTTGTCTTTCTATTCTACATCCTCTTGCAGCTCTCCATCCTTCACACATAAACAAGGCATCTACTTTTGCCATATCTTGTATTGATTTTCCTAAAAAGTATACTCCTACATTATAATCTTCTGGTATTTCATCTTTATAAAATGTGTCAATTACATCTATATGCATATTTTTAAGTTTCTCTATTATTACTTTTCTTTCTGCTAAAATGTCATCCTCTTCTCTATTTTTCATAGGTTGACTTATCATTACCTTCATTATTACTTTTCCTCCTCAAAAATTAATTTTATATCGTTAAGCTTTATTAAGTTCTTTGTTTCTGGTTTTAATCTCTCATATTTTTCTTTGCTTATAGTTATCTCTTTTACATTATAAGCTATAAGCTGTTCTATCTTTTTATCCTCTGTCATATATATCTCTCAACTCCTTTAAATAAGGTAATACCCAGTCTGTAGGTATCATTATAATTCCATAGGCATATTCTCCTATTCCTACATCATTTCTTGTCAAATATCCATGTTCTGATAAATAATTATCTGATAGTCCTCTTGCTTTATCTTTATCTTCAATTTCTTTAATTAATTGATTTAATCTTTCTTTCATTTAATATAAAACTATCCTCCCTTTTTCGGTTTGTTCTAGTCCTATTACTCCTTTAATTGCTAATGCTGTTATTAAGCAATAATTACAATAATATTTTTTATTAAATACAAACAAATCTTCTATATTTTCTTTGTTCTTACATTCACAACATTGTTCTATTTTTTTATCTTCACTCATCTTTAGTCTCCTTCTTAAATTTAACGTTAGAAATAAATAATATTGCGAAAAATACTATCCACCAATGCTTAAAAACTATTGCTAATGTTGTAAAGCAAATTAATGCAATACTATTTTTTATAAATACTAATATATTCAACCATTTGCAATACTTAATCTCTTCTTCTGTCATTCCTCTTCTCTCCTTCATTTAAAATCTTTGTGGATTAGCTTTTTTATATACTTTAAAATTATCAAATAACCAATCTTCTAATTTTTCAAATGCATCATTATGTTCTTTTTGATTGTTTACTAATATCTTTTTATATTCACAAGTTAAATTCCAATCTCCATCTATAAAACCATGTTGCCATACTTCATTTTCCCATTTGCTACCTCTAAATGTTCTACCTCCCCAATCAGCTTCTCTATCTTTTATTCTATAATCAGCTAATTCTCCATTAACTAAAAATGCTGTTGCATACACATAATGAGGATATTTATTAAAATCGCTATACTCTAATTTCTTATCTTTTGTCATTGATTGTCCTCCTTCTTCTCTAGTTCTCTTAATACTCTATCTATTGCATAAGCATAAATATAATTTCTATTTCCCATTCCTTTTAATATGTGTGACCATTCTTTTAATAAATTTTTATTACGCTCTAAATCATCATTATATTGTTTATTTTTAATAAAATATTCATATCCCCATCTACTTCTCTCTTCTGATGTCATAGATTCATTTAATACTTCTGTTATCGCTTCTTTTAATTTTATATTTTCTTCATCTAAAGTATGGTCAGTTGTCATAACCCAACAATTCTTTAATATTTCTTTTGTTTCTTTAGTTATATTTCCCATCTACTCCTCCTCCACTTTTTCTAAATAGCCTGCTTGAATTAAGTCATATATTAAATTCATTATTCCTTCAACTTCGTCTCCTTCATTATGGTAAGTACAATCATTATTTATTACTTCTAACCATAACTCATTTCCATCTTTTCTTTCATAAATTTCTATACTCCAAATATAATCAAAGTCATTATCATCTATATATCTTGTCCCATCATCTTCTAATGGATAATATTCTTTAAATTCATAATTGCTATCTTCATTTAATTTAAATCCAAACTTCTCTAATTCTTTTAAATCTACTTTCTTTCCTGTTATTTTGTTATATTCAACTATTCTTAACATCTAATCACCTCTTAATTTTTTTTACAGCTTTTGTCCAACACTTCGTGCAACCAATTCCTTCTTCACATTCTTTTTCTTCTTTATTAATGTTTATTTGCTCTGGTCCAAAAACTTTTGAAGGACATAATGTAACTCCTCCTTCTGAAAAAATTTCTTTGCATCCTTCTTCTGTAGCTCTTTGTACTATTATTGTCATTATTTCTTTATATGTAATATCTTTTACTTCTTCATCAAATAATACCTTCTTATGTCCTAACATATCATAAACATTAGACATTTAATCACCTAGCTTTCTTCCGACAAATTGGACAATATTCAACTTCAAATTTATTTTCTGGTTCCCATCTCTTTTTATCATTGTTCCATTCATCTACTGTAATTCTTATTTGATATTCCTTTTGCTCACAATATTCACACATATTATTTAACCTCTTTATTTTTTTCTTTTAATTTATTTACTCTTTCCATCTCACTTCATCAGCTCCTAATAATTTAGCTAGATTGTCCCTGTTTACTATTGTTATTAATTTTCCTTTTTCATCATAATAGCTATACTCTATTAACTCTTCTCTTTTTACTTCCATCTTTGGTTCCTCCTTATTGTATATATCCAATTAATATAATTCCCCTTCTCGTTAACTGTTCAGCTGTTTTTTCACTAATTCCATCTACAAAATAAATTGTTTCTTTTTCTCCATCTTTAGGATGATATAAAGCAACATTTTCTCTTATGTATAATGGATTTGAATAGTAATGATATTTAGTAATAATTTTTCTTTTATACTTTTGAGCGTATTTTTTTATCAGTTTAGTTTTTCCAAGACATCTGTCATATGGAAAATATTCAAGATGTGTTTTTCTTTTTCTATATGCTTTTATAAATTTGTGTTTTGGAATAACTATAACTTTTAAATATTTTTTTAATTTCTTTGTTTTTATTAAACTTATCAAATAATTCATAATCTATTCCCTATCCTTTATTTATCTTTTGTCTTTCGGGTTCAAACTGTCTTAATACTGGATTTAAGCAACAATTGTGCAATGCTACAGTTATTGTTTTATTGCATTTTGTTAAACTTTTTGGAAGATTTACAAGTCCTCCTTTTCTTTCATCTTTGTTTTTAGTTATAATTATTTTCTTTTTGCATTGATCGCATATGTAATATTCATATTCTTTTTCTTTTTTCTCATTTGTTAGATGATTTGTATTTTCACTAGAATACTTTATATGTTTTATAGGCTTTTCTCTGTCTATAACTTCTTTTATATTCATTCTTACCTCCTAAATTCTATTAAGTAATAGCAGTAAATCCTGTTGTTGTACTATAGGCAAATTAATATATTCTTGTCTTCGTTGACATTCTGCAATGATTTTTAATTTTTCCGTAAATTCTTTGCCTTGCAATTTCTCTTTATATTCTTTATATAAAAATAAAGAGTCTTTATCTAGTCTATTTATGTCTGCGGTTTCTACTCCGGGATATACTCCGGTTTGTACTACTGTTTTTGCTACGGTTTATACTTTCAAAATTGTAAGTATTTATTTTGTATTTGTTTGGACTACCTTTTTTACCTTTTTCATAATCAAATAAACCAGCTTCTAATAATTTATTTCTTATTTCTATAAAAGTAGCTTCTCTTTTTATTTGCATAACGGACATTAATCTTTGGTTATCTACAGCTATCCATTCTTCCCAACCACATCTATTGAACAGTGCAATAAGCTTGTACCATAGCAATTGTGATGCAATTGGTAAATGATGAGTTTCGAGCCAATTCTCAAATCCGTTAATTAACTCTATGTATGTCATGTCTTTACCTCCTGCTATTTTGTTCTATCAGAGGCACTATTCCTTCTTCTTTTAATTTTCTATATAAGAATAATCGTCCTTTTTGTGTCCACTCAGTATTTACACTTGTTCCTTTTGTATTATCACTCTTGGTATATTCTGTAGTTTTACTATGTACGAATCCTTCGCCTTTATATCTTTCGTATAAGACCCATGTTCCACCAATTTTATGTTGTATTCCCATTTCATGTAACTTTTTATTAAAAGCTTGTGCTGTCATTCCATAGTCGTTTGCAATTACTGTTACAAGTATTGTATCTTTACTTTTTAGAATCTCATTTAAATATTTATTGTCCTCTTCTAATAGCTGTACTTCCTTTTGTAATTGTTTCTTTTCTTCTCTTGTTTTCTTTAATTCTTGTAAAGATGCAATTAATAAATCTGGATTATCTAATAATTGTTCTGTTGCATACATTCCATGCTTTCTAATTGTAGGTAATACTTCATTTGTCACCCATCTCTTAAACTTTTTAGCACTTGGTAGTTTACTAGACATTATTAGGCTATATAGACCGCTTTCATTTATTACAGTTAGTTCCTGTATACCTCCAAGGGTGTCGCAATTTGCTACTCCCTTGTCTTCTTCATCAACATGCTTATTTATTGCATCTCTTGTATTTTTATAGCCTAATATCTCTGCTATATCTTTTCCTATAAAATATGGTTCATTATTTATCTCAATACTTCGTATTTCTCCAAATTCTCTATTCTTAAAAACTTGTATATTATGCATGATTTTCTCCTTCCTATGTAAAAAATAGGGTATAACTTATGTTGTCATACCCCGTTGTCCACACTAATTAACATTTATAAAAGGAATTGCATCTGAAGTAGTTGTTGGTAATTGTCCATTCCATTTTTCTATTGCCTTTTGTTCGTTTTCAATTTCTTTTAACCTTAAGTAATTATCTGTAATTTGCTCATTTTGTTGTCTCATTACTTCAGCATCTGCCTTAGCGTTTTCTATTTTTTTCTCGTTTTCTACTTTTGCTTTTTCTAATTCATATTGTGCTTTTTGTGTTTCTTGCTCTACTATTTGTTTTTGTTCTACTGCTGTGTCAAATTCTTCTGAAAAACTTAAATCTGTTATATTTAAAGCTGTTACTGTTACACCTTTATTTTCTAATTTATTTTTTAATAAATTAATAATTACATCTGCCACTTCACTTCTTTTTGTTATTGTTTCTTCTGCTGTATATTGACTTATTCCTTGTTTAATACTTTCTAATATTGCTGGTTCTATTAATACTGTTTGATAATCTTTTCCCACTTCTTTATATAAATTATTTGCATTGTTTTTATCTACGTTATAATTAACTACTACTTTTAAATTGCTTATTTTTTGTAAATCTTTTGAACTCGCTTCTGTTGCTATCTCATATTTTTGTGTTCTACAGTCTATCTTTACAATGCTTTCTATAAATGGTGCCTTTAAATTAAATCCTTCTTGAATCACATCATCTTGTACTTGTCCGAATCTCGTTTTTACTCCTACATATCCAGTTGGTACAGTTGTTATACTAGCAACAAGTATGATCATTGCTATTACAATTACTCCTACAATACTTCCTATAATAATTTTAGTTTTTGTTTCCATATACATTTTTTACCTCCCAAATTCTTTAATAAATTTCTCTTCACTATATTTTTTTATAAATTTTTGTTTTGCTTCTTCTTGAATTGCTTTCTTTTTTAAAGGATTATCCGTTAACTCTCTGTGACATTTAAAACATATTGGTATAACTAGTCCATACTTCATACTAGTCTGTCTGTTTCTTCCACCAAAAACTTCGTCAAAGTGATCCTTTTTATGCTCTTGACAGATATAGCAAATATCTAAATTGTATGTAATTATGCTGTACCTTTTGCGCTCTAATTTTGCCAGTTTGCTGCTTTTCTTCTTTATTTTCTTGTGTTCTTTTTTTTCTGTTTTCGGTGGTTTAGGCACAGGATGAAATTCTTTTGATAAATCCATTTGTCCCTCTTTTCTTGCATTTCATTAGCATTTATGCTAAAATAATCTAAATTGATTTATTTAAATTAATTATTTATAGTGGTTGTTGATGTGTCAGCATTAGCAATCACTTTTTTTATTCTTTTATAACTTTTATACAATTCTAAATAACTTGTTTCTGCCAAATCTGTGTTGTCTACTTCATTCTTTATTAATCTTAATTTATTAGATTTTTCACTTAACTCACGTTCTACTTCGTAAATTTCTTCTTCTAAATTATTTACTTTATCGTTATATATCTCTGTAGATACTATTGCATAGGCTACTAACATTCCTATAATAACTAACAATAAAAATATTATTATTGCTTCCATTTGTTCTCTATTCTCCTTTTTTCTAATTTCATTTTTGATAACGTAACAATATGCCAAATATATATTTTATCTAATCTATCCATCTTTTTTATCACTTCCTTTCTATTAAATTTTGTATTATAATTACCTCGATTGGAGGTGAATACCGATGACAATATGTCCCTTTTTAAGAGTTCAAGGAAATATTTGTCCTTGTGATCGTAGATGTGCTTTATTAACAAGCAATGGCTGTAGCATTAAAGTAATTGCTGAATCATTAAATAAAGACACTTCTAATAACCTTAATAAAACTACTTCTGACTAATTGCATTTAATTGTATCAGCTTATCTATAATCTCAAGTGTACGTGGACTTGGGATTTCTTCTTTTTCTAATCTCTCTTTTACTTTATCTATAAGTTTTTGTTTTATTTCTTCCATATTTTAACTCCTTATCCAATAAATATTTTTATTACTACTAATGCTCCTGCTGCTATAACTGCTGCTGTAGGTAGTACATCACTACATAAACTACATACTGCTTTTCCAATTATGCAATATTTTTTCATTTGTTTACTCATTTTCTCTCATTCCCTTCTATCTATAAATTTGCTCTGCTACTCTGTAATACTCTTGCTTGTCTATTCTTATTCCAGCACTTCCAATTTTTTTTACACATGTTGCCATTTCTGGACGTTTAACTTCTTTATAAATATGTTGTACTGTTACATCTAATTCTTTTGCTAAGTCCTTTACTTTTATATATTGTGTTCTTGCTCTACTACATAAGTTTGTTGCCATTTTTATCACCTCTTCTCTATTTCTTTTTCTTTTTTAAACGTTTTGTTGAACTTGTTGCCAAAAAAATATCTGTTATTTCGCAATTATATAGTTTAGACATTTTTTCTTTTAAAGCATCACTTGGATTTCTAGAACCATTTTCTAACATAGATAAATATTCTTTTGTAATTACTAAGATTTTTGCAGCTTGTTCTTGAGTAAATCCACTGTCAATTCTTAAATCTTGCAATGTCTTTTTTGTCATTTTGCACCTCCTCAACAATTTGTTGAAGTTATTTTATTAAACATTTTGTTAAATGTCAATATTTTTTTTAACTTTTTTATACATTTTGTTTAAAACCGTTGACACTCTAAGGGAAATATTTTACAATTTGTTTACTTATTAAACAAATTGTTTTATAATATATAGTATATTATGTAAAGGAAGCATGTTATGAATAGATTAAAAAAATTAAGACTTGAAAAAAATGAAAGTCTAGAAAGTATTTCAAAAATATTAAATGTTACATTGCAAACTATTTCAAATTATGAAAATGGTAAAAGAGAAATGACTCCAAATACAATTATAAAATTGGCAGAATACTTTAATGTCTCAACTGACTATCTTTTAGGAAAATCTGATATAAGAAACCCAGAGGAGTTAAAGAATACTAAATTTGCTAACAATGGCGGTTTAGATACTTCTGGATTAGATAAAGAAGATCTATTAGAACTACAACAGCAAATAGATTTTATTAAATGGAAAAAACAAAAAGAGGACAAAAAAAATGAAGATAAATAAAAAAGAAACTATTTTAATTATAGTATTAGTTATTTCAATTTTACTTAATATTGTTTTATTAATATATGTTGGAATAAATACTATACCTAAAAAATCTAATAAAAATATAGATGCATCTACAATGACTGATTCCGAATTATTGGTTATGTTTAAAAATGAAGGTTATGATATAAAATTAGAAAGTTTTTCTACAGCAGACTATATTCTTTTAGAAAATGACTCAAAAGGAATTACAATACAACGAATTTATTCAAAATATATAGGAACTTTAATGACATATGATAATGATACTATTAATGATGAAATGGCAGATTTAATTAGTATAACGGATAATGATACTGATTCAAAAAAACAACAATATGAAAATTTTCAAGATTGGTTACAATATTATAATCTTACATTATCACAACTATCTAAATTTCTAGATAATTACTATAAAGAAAATCAAGATTCAATTGTTTATATAGATGAATATAATATATTAAATTATTAATTGGAGTATAAAATGGAATTATTAGATTTAGAAAATATAGCAAATAAGGAAAAAATAAATATTGTAAATTATAAAATGCAAAAAAATAAAGCTAGAATAATCGATAAATTTATTTTTATGGACTACTCTAATATTTATACATATAAAGAAGAAAAATGTTTGCTTGCAGAGGAGTTGGGGCATTACTATTATGATGCATACTATACCCTTTCCTCTTCTAAATCTGAGATAGAGAGACAAGAATATAAAGCTAATAAGTGGAAATCTTTAGCGTGTGTACCTTTAAATTCAATTCTAAGCTGTTTTAAAAAAGGAATATATAATTTATTTGATATTGCAGAAGAATTAAATGTAGAGCCAAATATGGTTAAATTTGCATATAATTATTATTTAGATAATGGAAAAATAAACACGAACGAAAAATGCTAGAATATAGCATTTAATTTTTTATTATATTAAGCGAAAGGATGTTTTGTATGTTTAAATATACTACTAGAAAAGATGGTAGATTAATGAAAAGAGTTTCTGTTGATGGGAAGATTAAAACATTGTATTCTGATAGCCCAAAAGATTTAGAACGACAATATATAGAATTGAAATATAAATCTAATAATGGCATGATTACAAATGACGAAAACATGACCATTTCTGTTTGGGCAGATAAATGGTTAGAGACATATAAAGCCGATAAAGAACAAGCTACTGTTAAAATGTATAAAGATACTATAAGACTATATATAAAACCTTATATCGGAAATATATTATTAAAAAATTTAAAGCAAACAGATATTGTTAATATGTTAAATTCTTTATCCAAAAAAGGAATCACTAGAAGAAAAGATGTTGCACTTCTTACAATTAAACAAATTCTAGATAAAGCCGTAGACAATGACTATATTTATAAAAATGTAGCAAAAAGCATTAAACAAACTAAACACATTGCGAAAGAAAAACAAATATTAACAGATTTAGATATTTCTTATTTACAAAAAGTTGCCGAAAATGATAGCAGATGTTTTATGGTTCTTTTTATGCTATATACGGGAATAAGACGAGAGGAAGTTGCTCCTCTTCTATATAAAGACATAGACATAGAAAATTGGACTTTATATGTTAACAAAGCTATTCACTGGGAGAAAAATAGACCAGAAATAAAAGGTACTAAAGGCAAAACTAGCAGAAAAATTCCGATTTTAGAAATTATGCAAGACAAAGTGAAAGAAATGAAATTAAATCATAAAGATAGTGAACTTGTCTTCCCTTCTATTAAATCTAAACAACTAATGACAGAAACATCTATTAGAAGAGTTTTAGAATACACTCTAAGAGAAATTAATAAGTTATACTATAAAGACCAGCTTGACACACAAAAAATGTGTCAAAATCAAAATAGCAAAGAAATTAAAGCCATTAAATTTACTTATCATCAATTAAGACATACTTATGCTTCTTTTTTACACAAAGCTGGAATTTCTATAAAAGAAGCACAATATTTGACTGGGCATAAAGATGTAAAAACATTACTCAACATATATACTCATCTAGACGAAGAAGATAAGAAAAATGCAACTGAAAAATTAAATAACTTGCTAAAAGTTTGACACACTTTTTGACACACTAAACTATTGAAAATGTTTAAAATATTTAAAATATTTAATACTTGTTTAGATAAAAGAAAATCGCTATACCTATTGATATAG